TGGCTACTATCTCCTAAACGTCTGGCGGGGGCGGGTAGAATTCCCAGAGCTTAAAACGGTGGCGGTGGCGATGTTCGAGAAGGATAAACCATCTGCCTGTTTAGTGGAGGACTTGGCATCAGGCCAGTCTCTTATTCAAGAACTCCAACGGGATACTCGATTACCTGTCCTGCCTGTAAAGGTGGACAGCGATAAAGTAACCAGGGCTTCCTCCGTGACCCCCATGATAGAAGCTAAAAAGGTTTTCCTGCCCCGTAATGCACCCTGGCTTTACGACTACTTGGAGGAACTATCGAGCTTCCCTAATGGTGCTTTTGACGACCAGGTAGATTCGACTACTCAGGCTCTTAACTGGTTGAGGGGTGGTGGTGAGGAGACTGTCAGGGTGGTCTATGACAGCATGGAGCTTGTGAGAGGGTTGGAATTGTAGAAAATATGGCAGTTAACATCGCATATTTACCAGACAGAAATAGTGCAAAGGGCAAGGAGTTAGCCCGCTTATTTCCTACCGCTTCAACCGAACAGCTTGATAGGTGGGTTAAAGAGTTTGGCTATAGGGGGCGAGACTCTTTAGCTGGGGCGATGCGTAAGAGTTGGAGGATAACCAGAGCCAAGATAGGCGAAGCCCCCGCCCCTGCCGCAGATCCTGAAGTCAGGATTATCCCTGCTCCCAAAGTAAAGATAAAACCTCTCAAACAGGAAGGCAAGCGGGGAGAGGGCGAGGAAGTCCAGCTACAGGACATAAGCGATGCCCACGTAGGTTTACAGACCCCCTCGTATAACTCTAAAGTATTCGGGAAACGCCTTGAGCTTCTGGCTGACAGAATAGTCCAACTATGTTATCTCCACCGTAAGATGCGCCCGATCAAGAAGCTGGTTACTCCTATGCTTGGTGATATGGTACAGGGGGAGCAATACGGTGTTCAGGGATATATGGAAGAGTTTGAGATGGGGGCGGAGGAGCAGATATTCAAGGTGCTGCTCCCCAAGTTCACTGATTTTTATATTAACCTCTTGCAGATATATGAGACGATAGAGATTGACGGTGTACCAGGCAATCACGGTAACATTCAACGGCGCTCTCAGATAGTAAGCAAACGGTCAAATTGGGACACTGTATTCTATCGGGCACTTAAAGACAGGCTATCTAACTACCCTCAAATTACAGTTAACATACCTGAACCGGCGGGGCAGTGGTATCTAGTCAGGGAAATCAATGGCTGGAACTTCTTATTCGTTCACGGCGACCAGATGGTTAGTTACCAGGGCGTTCCTTTCTATGGTATCGAGCGCCGGAGTCAACGCTGGAAGCAATCAATAGGCATAGATGAGCCCTTTGATTTTATGAGTACCGCCCACGTCCACAACCCTAACTTCCTGTGGAATAACGGCATTCCTACCTATGTCAACGGCTGCTTTATAACCGACAGTCCGTTCCCTCTTGTCCGTATGGGTTTGAAGGATGTGCCTCAACAGTGGAGCTTGTTCGTCAACCGTAAGTATGGTGTTACAGCATCATATAGGATTGATTTGAGCGCAGTTAAATGAACCTGACCGAAAAGCAACTAGAGCGCATAACCAAAGAGGCCAATAGTAAGGGAGTCAAAGAAGAATGTGAGCCTCAAGTCTGTTGGCATCTCCCCGTAGAAAAGTGGATGGTAGTGCGAGTATTAAAGGCGTATGAGAAGACCAATATTCGACGAAGACCACAAAGTAATTCCAGAGACACTCACTAAAGAAACGGCGCCGGTATTTATTCTATTCCTTGAGTCAGAAATCCAGCGCCACCAAGAGGATATAGACGAGACAACGGATTTAGTAAAACGGATTAAGAAAGAGTTTGATATTGAATAAGAGACTCATTTACATAGCAGCCCCCTATACCAGTAATCCAGAGGAGAATGTAAAGAAGGCACTTGAAGCCGCCGATAAGCTCTGGGAATTAGGCTACGTTCCCTACGTACCGCACCTATCACACCTCTGGCACAGTCAATCACCTAAACCCTATGAACAGTGGATGGAGATGGGGAGTGCTGTCTTAGAGCGCTGTGACGGGCTTCTGAGGTTGCCTGGTAAGAGTCCTGGTGCCGACAAGGAAGTGGCACTAGCAATCTCTTTAGATATGCCCGTTTATTATGGGCTAGAGGATATGCCGTGATAAGTAAAGCTGAAGCTAAAAAGTTAATGCAGCCCCTCGAAGAGTTAATCCGCGAGGCTACTCAATCGGTGGAAAAGCAGTTAGCCCTAGAAGATGTGGGCTGGGTTAATCTGAGTGCAGGCGGGGGCTGGGTCATTCCCGACAAAGACCGCCAGACCTATCTCAAGAAGTCCCGCCTTGCTTACCTCAAAGACCCTCTAGCACGTCAAGCTATCAGAATATGGACTGACTATACCTTTGGGAACGGCATAACCTACAAAGCTACTGATAAGGCAACGGGCGATGTGCTGAGTGCCTTCTGGGGAGCGCAGGAGAATAAATCTTTACTCTCTCCCCGGGGCCAGCGCAAGCTCTCTGATAAGCTCTTAGTGGATGGCGAGGTGTTCCTGGCTATATTCCTCGGTCCGAAGCTAACTATAGTCCGTAGTATTGACCCCCTCGAGATAACCGAGATTATTACTAACCCCGAGGATGTCGAGGATGTCAAGTTCTATAAACGAAGCTGGATGAAAGGAAACAAGCAAGAGGTCAGCATCTACCCGAGTCTCACCAATAAAAAAGGCGAAAAATGTTTGGACAATATGGGCCAGAACATCTCTCCCACCGAGAAAGCCCTGGTAGCCCACCTAACGTATAACACCATCTCACAGCGCGGCAATCCGTTACTCTTACCTGCCCTCGACTGGATAGACTACTACAGGCGTTTCTTAGCGTCCAGGATAGCTATTATGCTAGCTCTGGCTAAGTTTGCTTGGGATGCAAAGGTCAAGGGCGGTCAAGCGGCTGTGGATGCGGTAAAAGCCAAGCTACACGGAGAAAGCCCTGCGGCGGGCTCTACGCAAGTCCATAATGAGGGCTTTGATATGACCCCAATTAAGACGGATACCGGGGCAAGCGGGGCGTATCACGATGGAAAGATGATAATGCACCAGGTATGTGCGGCGGTTGGTATCCCTGAGCAGTACTTCGGCGACATATCTACAGGGAACCTGGCCACCGCTAAGACTGTCGAACTCCCGATGGTCAAGCAATTCCAGTCATATCAAGAGACTTGGAAGGGGCTATTTCAGGAGATAGACGAGGTAGTCTTAGCACACAATAACGTAACACCCGATAAGTGGTATGTCGATAGAGACTTCCCGCCCATAGCCGAAGACGAAGCCAGCCAGATAGCTATAGCACTCGGTCAGATACTAACGGCTCTACCCGAACTCGCCGATGCCCCAGAGGTAATGCAGGTCGCTCTAATGGCGCTTGGTATTAACGACACCTCAAAGGTTATGGACAATCTGAGTAAGACAGGCAAGGCGAATGAAGCAGCCAAGTTGACACGGGCGGTTAGAGATTTAAGAGAGGTGCTGAAGAACGCACCAATAAAATAAAAAGGAGCGTGAACTATGGTTAAGGATGCGGCAGATATTTTAGTGTCAAGACTCAGAATCTTCGAACCAAAGGCGATGGTGGTTTTCTTTGCTAATGCCGATGTCGAACCACAAGCGATTAAGCGGTATGAGGTAGTGGGAGAAGGGGAGGTGAATGACAAGTTTCGTTCGCTGATTTTAGATGGAGAGGTCACAGAAGAAAACTGTCCCATACTAATCTATGAAAGGATTGACCCACCAAGAGTTAAAGAGATAAGACTCATAGAAAACTAAAGGAGCAAGCTGATGGCAAAGACTAAACTCAAAAAAGGATACAAGCGGGAATACTACGAAGCCAACTGTCCTGACTGCGAAGGGTTAGGCTACCGAGAATATGAGGCTGGCTTAATCAGAGTAGCGTGTATCACCTGTCAAGGCACGGGCAAGGTCAGGAAGGAACGGCGGATACCAAAGGAGCAGAAGGAATGATTTATACTACTGGGGGTTTCTATATTTTGGGTTGGCTTCTTGGGTGTGACTGTCATTCTACGGGGGGTTGCCCGAAATGCCGAATAACGCCTTATATAATAACGACTGGTGGAGAATTAGTGTGGGCGGTGTTAGCTGAATGACACTAGCAACTGAACTAGACCAACTACTCCAAGAGGCTCAAGACAAACTACCCGCTAACCCCCTCTCAAGGAAAAATCTGAAACTGGCTGATGACTTCGAGCGGGATATGAGCAAGTACTTCAAGGCTCTATCTGCGGGCTTCCCTTATAAAAGACTAAGTGCTATTTACAACCGCAATGTCAAGGAGTCGGTAGGTAGTGAGACAGACGCTATATTAGAGCCGTTCCTTAGAGTGATTACCCAGAGCTATTTATCTCGGTTTAACGGTCATCTCTCAATGGTTTATATCGCAGGCTCGGTTCAGATGATGGAGTGGGCTGGTGTGCCTTATGAGGGGCCACCGATGCAGCAGGCTATCAACTACGCCTCAAAGCGGGCGGGCTGGCTGATAAAGAATATGAACACCGAGACGGTCAATCGGCTAAAGACGGTTATCTCAAACGGCATAGCCAATAAGCGGGGAGTGCCGGGCGTTACCTCAGACTTGCGCCATACCTTCGAGGATATGTCCAAGAGCAGGGCACAGATGATAGCCAGAACCGAAACCAATGATGCATTATCTCAAGCCTTCTTGGACCGCGCTTCGGAAATGAATATCGAGGGCAAAGAGTGGGTAACGAGCGATCCGTGCCCTATCTGTGCTGGCAATGAAGGGGATGGCGTGATACCGATAGACGATTCCTTTAGCAGTGGGCACGATAGACCGCCTGCCCATCCGAATTGCAGGTGCGCTTTAGCGCCTGCGAAACTAAAGAAATAAGGAGCAACCGTGCCCGACAATCAGATAGAACAGGACGAAGCCTTGAAGAAGGAACTCGACAAGATAGAATGGCAACGCTTTATCAGGTATGGTAACATCGAGATACAGATACGGGAAGGGCAGAAGACACTAACGACTATCAAGAGGACTTATCCCGGTTAAAAACTGAATAGAACTTAGACACTGACGGAGGACCCGCAGGCTGTAAAAGGCTTGCGGGTCTTTTTTTTATTGGAGCGCACAGGAGAGGGCGAAGTGAAGAAGGCGATAATTGTGGTCTCTATACTGCTCTTAGTGGTAATGGTGGGGATGTTGTGTTTTAAGCAGGTAGAGGTTAATAGATATAAGAACAGTCTAGCTATCTGTGAGGGCTGTGTTACCGAGTTACTCTTTGTTAATGAACGGCTAGGAGAAGAAGTAAGTAGCCTGAAAGCCGAGATTGCCCTCTGGAGTATTGACTATGGTGATACGAAGCTCAAGGAATTCGGCTCGGTGGAAGAGCTTGAGCAATGGCTGGCTGACGACCCCACCAGCGAAAATGAGTATGTTAAAACCACCTACGACTGTGAAGACTTTGCCATTGATTTGAGCCTCGCTGCTCTGGCCGATGGGTACTGGATAGGGCTATGCCTTATGCCCAACCACATGTCAAACTTCACGATTATAGACGGTTGTGTATATCGGATAGAGGCGGAGTCAGACAGGGTGGAATACAGGGGGACACTGGACTAGAGAGGTGAACTGATGCCCTACACAATGGATAATCCCCCCGATGCTATTAAGGGACTCCCTAAACACGCTCAAGAGATATTCATAGCTGCTTACAATGCGGCGTTCAAGCAGTATAAGGGCGACGAAGCAAAGGCCAATGCTACGGCTTGGGCTGCCGTTAAGACTAAGTATAAGAAAGTAGGGGATGAATGGGTGGCTAAAGAAACTAAGGAGGCGACTATGACTACTAAGGCTAAGTTAAAAGAGGCTGGGCTGAGTGCTGAGGATAAAAGAAACCTGCTACAGACTGCCCTCGATGCCGAATTCCCACCCAGTGATAGAGCAATGCCATCAGGGACTTGGGTTGTCGATGTTTTTGATACGGAAATTGTCTATCAGAGGGATGGCACAAATTATAAGGCATCCTATGTTATCGATTCAGAAGGGAAAGTAACCCTCGGAGAGCCGATAAAGGTAAAAAGGCAGACCGTTTATATACCTATGGAATCCCTGAGAGAAAAATACAATGAGATAGTTCAGGAGGTCGGCAAGCGCAATGCCAGTGCTGACTCGGCCCGGGTAAAGAAGATTATGGAACTCTGCCAGGAGCTATTGTCGTCTGAGGGAGAAGTCGAGGAAGCTAAGTTGACGGAAGCGGTAGCCGAGGCTGATAAAACCCTGACCTGGTTAAAAGAGCAGGCGGTTATGAAGACAGAGGACGGCGAGAAGTACCCCGCCTCTGCCTTTGCTTATGTGCCTGATGCTGAGAAGTCGTCTACCTGGAAGCTGAGACTATGGGAAGACCCTGAGAAGAAAGTCACCCGCGCGCAGCTCGGAAGGGCTGCTGCTGCTTTAAGTCCCGGCGGTTTCAGAGGGCAGAAGGTGGCTATCCCTAAAGAAGACTTGTCTGCCGTGAAACGCAAAATAAGGGGCGAATATAGAAAGCTAGATGTCGAGGAGGACGATATGCCGAAATGGGTTAAAGAGTCAACAAGCCGCGAGATGCTTAATTCCTTTGTGCCCCTGACCGAAGCCACTATGGATTCGAAGGGGAAAGCGCGGGTAATCATAATTCAACCTGGTTTCAATGCTACAAAAGACCGATATTACCCCAAAGAGATGTTGAAGCGGGACTACAAGATATTCGAAGGCGTCAAGATGTATGCCGACCATCCTACCAAAACGGAGGACGAAGAATTGCCCGAAAGGTCGATTAGGGCATGGGTCGCAACACTTAGTAACGTTCAGGTAGACGAAAGCGGAGTCGTAACGGGGGTCGCCGAAATCATCGAACCCTGGCTTAAAGAGAAGCTAGGCTTACTGCAGGAGAAGGGGCTGCTCAATAACATGGGCATCTCTATCAACGCAGTGGGCTCGGCTACTAAGTCAAAGATAGATGGTGTCGAGACTACCGTAATCGAGAAGTTAATAGCTGCTCGGAGTGTAGATTTCGTTACTGAACCTGGTGCCGGCGGAGTCGTTACCTTCTATGAGGCTGACCGCACACACGACATAGACCTGATAGAACTAGCTGCTCTGCGTGAACGCCGCCCTGACTTGGTTAAGACTATCGAGACTGAGGCAACGGCGGAAATTCAGAAGGAGGTAAAACACAAGATGGAGATGGAAGAGACAATCAAGGAAAACGAAAAGACCATTGCTGACCTGACCGAAGAGAATAAGACTCTCAAGGAAGCTGCCGAGAAGGCCGAGAATGAGAAGGCGATAGCTGAAACCAAAGCCACTGTTGATGAGGCTGTTGGTAAGGCTGACCTACCTGACCCTGCTAAGAAACGTGTCCTAGCCCAGTTCAAGGAGTCAAAGACTGCGGACGGGCTGGAGGATGCTATCAAGGCGGAGCAGGAGTATGTCGCTGAGCTTTCAGAGGCCGGTAAGGTGAAGGGTATGGGGAGCACCGAGCCGTCCAAAGACGGGGGCAAGGATGCACTCCGCGAGTCCTTTAAGCGCGACAATCCCGACTGGACAGACAAGCAACTCGATGCGGCCGTTAATGGCCGATAGGGGGGAATTATGGCTGGTGGACCTGCACAAGAATCTGAAATAGCTACCAACTACTATTACGACCCTAATCGTGTAGCCGGGGAAGAAGTCTCTAGTACCTTTGAGGGGCGACATGTTTACGTCCAGGAGATCGTGCTTATTCACGCCGACCCTGGCGATGGACTGGTTGATAAGGGTCAGCCCGTAGCTTTCTGGGATGGCGTAGGTATCGCCCTGAAATCGGCTACCTCAACATCGGAGAATATACCTATCGACACGGAAGGGATATGGAGGCTTTCGGTAGTAGCTACCTGGCCAATCCATGTAGGCCAATCCCTATTCATAACTGAAGATGGGGTAGTTACCGATGATCCGACTCTTGCCTGGGCTGTAATCGGCTATTCTATGCAAGCCATCGCCGAAGCTGGAACTGAAATCATAGCGGTAAAAGTTCACTGGATGGGCGTACCCTGGATTTGGTTCTGGTGGTTCTGGTGGGGACAGTCATAATTAAGAGTACAAAAATAAACAGGAGGTAAATTATAATGCCATACGGAGTTTATACACCTGGCGTTGCGGGGGATGAAGTGTCCTCCACCGAAGAAGGTAGGCACTTGACCTTCACGGAAAGCCAAATAACTCACCCTTCACATCCGGCTGACGGATTCGTGAATAAGGGTGATCCCGTTTTGGTCGGGGAAAATATAGTCGGCGTTGCCTTTTTGAGTGCTGTCGCTGATACTGACCTGATTCCTATTGATACCGAGGGCATCTGGCAGTTGAGCGTGGTAGCTACAAACGAAGATGGTAATGTGGCCGTAGCTGTTGGTGACGAACTTTTTATCAATAAGACCACCTGCATAATCAGCAAAAACCCGAACAAAAACACTCACCAGAGATTCGGTTATGCCCTCTATGCCATTGCAAGCGGTGATACCGATGTTATCCCAGTCAAGATTCACTTTGACCCCGATGATGCAACAGAGTTAGTCGGCGTATCAGGGGCCCCTTACACAACTGCATTAGCCAACACTTTCCGCGAGTACAGATATGAGTGTAGTGCGGCAGCCGGGGCTTCCCAGGGTATCTATATCCGCCAGTATTTAACTGGTGATGGAACACTAACCGCTAACTCACTTCGGGCTTATACCGATATAGTAGGGGTTACAATCGGTAATGCCTATGGTGCTCACCTTTCTCTGGGTATGGGCGAGAGCACAACTTTAGGGGCAATCACAGGGCTTGGTGTAGCTGTAAGGGCTACGCTTGGAATACCCAGTGGGGCTATGCTAGGCGGTACTTATGCTGCTATCATGCCAGAGATATTTGCCTTTGGTGATGCATCTGACCCCGCAGCAGTTACGGAACTATCCTTTATCCGATGTGTGGATGGTGGTGATGCAACAGGGAGAGCAGCCATCGACGACAAAGCCTATCTATTAGTGATTGATGGAGTTGAAGAGGGTGCTGGGAATATGGTTGTGGCTTCAAATACTGAGGCAAACTATGTGTCCGCTGCTCGATGCAAAATCAATGGCGTGGAAAAATGGCTGATGTTTGCAAGTGCTTCAGGATAAAAGAAGCAAACAAAAAAGGAGTAAAGTATGCGTAAGATAAAACTAACTAATTACCTTGTAACCCGAAAAGCCCCTGACAATATGAACCCTGACAAGATTATTGATTACCAACTCCCCTATCAAGTCAAGGATTCAATTCTTAATCTAATGTTTATCAAGGAACTGCAATTGACCAGTGCTGAACTAGTCAAGCAAAATATGCTGGCTATAAAGATTGAGTCCTGCAAAGATTCTGAGATTATATTAGAAGATGAAGAATGGGAGAGAATAAAAAGAGCTATCAATACATATAAAGGGTTTTCGAGGGAGGACACAGAGTTAGTCACACGCATTAACGAGGCAGAGGTTGTGGGGGTGGAATCCCAAAAATAAGCTAACGCGAAGGGTAACTTGGCTTAACCCGCTATTAAGGCGGGTTTTTTGTTGCTCAAAAATAATAAACAAGGAGGAAGGCAATGCCTGAACTATTGAAACTTATGGAAGACTGGAAGGGATATACTGCCCTTTCAGATATACAAAAACCTGAAAACTATTTTGAACGGCTGAGGGAAACTGAAGACCTGCTCACCAACGCTGAACGTCTGCCCTCGCATCGGCACGAATACCTGCTCCGAGAAGCCCTGACAACTTCAGACTTCCCGCTTCTGTTCGGTGATGTGCTGGACAGGAAGGTCTTAGCGACCTACAAGGGAGTCGAGCCTGTATGGAAGGCATTTACCCGGGCCAGTACCGTAAGACGAATCTATCCCCAGGTGGGAGGCTATCGCTTCGGTATAACTGGCGGCGATCAGTATCTAGCTGAAGTCGCTGAGAAGGGCGAATATCTGGCGAGCGAACGGGATGAGACTCGATATTCTGTCTATGTCAAGAAATATGGGCGGCAGTTCGATATTAGCTGGGAGGCCATGATAAACGATGACCTCGGCGCCCTCAAGGATACTCCTGCAAGGTTCGCTCTGGCTGCTACCAGGACAGAGCATAGGCTGGTAACTGGCACTTATGCCAATGATGTCGGCACTCATGCGGCTGGCAATCTCTATGAGAATGCCGTCAATGAGGATGTGCTGGCTCTTACTATCGCTAACCTCGAAACCTGTGTAGAGCGCATGGCGGCTTTCACGGATGCCAACGGTGAGCCGATAATGAACCGGCCTAAATACCTTGTGGTCGGCCCCTCGCTGGAGTTCACCGCGCGCCAGATTCTTACCAGCACGACTAAGATGTGGCTGGCTGATTCTGATGACGTAACCCCACCGGCGGCTTATCCTATGACCAACGTCATAGCTCAGTATGGACTCGTTCTGGTAATCGACCCCTACCTGCCAGTCTTAGATGCAGCTCACCCTGGAAGCTGGTATCTGTTTGCTAATCCAGCTGACATTGCGGCTATGGAAGTCGATTTCTTAGATGGCCATGAGAGGCCCGAAATCTGCATGAAGGCAAGTGATAAGGTGGGTGTTGGTGGCGGAACCCTAATGTCCCCGTTCAGTGGCGACTTTGCTACTGACAATATCTTCTACCGTGTGCGTGAAGTATTCGGCGCTAACAAGCTCGAATGGAGAGCCACCTACGCCAATATACACGCCTAAATCTTAACGGCCATTCGCCGACTGGGGGAGTGGGTTTGATGCTCCTTTCCCCTCTCCTGGTCGGCTTTGGTACAAAGGAGGCAACTATGCCTAGTTCGGTTTTGGAGTTTCCGTTTTCGTGGAAAAATCTTATGGCATCAGACCAGGTAACAACGGCAAAGGGAACTCTGCATACTATAACTATCAATCGAGGCGACCCCCAGGCGATGGGCACAGTAACGGTATATGACTCGGCGGCTGGTGCCGATGCTTTACATATCGTAGCTACTATCATTATGGATACCTCGGTTTTCGTTGTTCCTAATACTTTGATTTACGATGCAGAGCTTGAGCATGGTCTGTATATCGCCTTTTCTGCAGGGTTCACTGTCGGCAATATAACCGTTTCGTATAGGTAGGTGAGATATGAGCTTTACCTATGACACCGATGACAATATAGGCAAGGTGCGCCTTCTAATATCTGATACCACCGAACCAGCCCATTTTACCGATGAGGAAATTCAGGTATTCCTGACCCTTAACGGTGAAGCGGTCTATCCGGCGGCTGCGGCGGCTCTTGAAGCGTGGGCGGCATCGATTACTGATAGCGCAACCTCAGAGAAGATAGGCGACTATTCCTACTCCAAAAAGACAGCCGACAACAAGCTCAAGCTGGCGGCTAAATACCGAGAAGTGGATGCCTCTACCCCCATCTTTGAGATTGCTTCTATGGACTTGGCGACTGTTCCCGAAGGCGAACCTATAGAGGGGTCGGAATGAGCTTTGACGGCTTGCTTATAAACACCTGCACGGTCAAGCGGTGGGGCACAACAGGCACCGATGCCTATGGCAACCCTACTGGGACATGGGATGACCACTTAACAGCCCAGGATTGCCGTCTCATGGCGTCTGGTGGCAGGGAAGTAGTGGTCGGCGCCGAAGTAGTGATAGCCGACTATAAGCTCTTTATCGCTGACGTGGATATTACTGAGCAGGATAGGGTGGTCATTGACGCTATCACCTATGAAGTTCTACTGGTGGCCGATAGACAGGACAGCACGGAGAGCCATCACAAGGAATGCTATTTGAGGGTAGTTCGTTAATGAATATTAGCGTAAACATAGCCACCAATATAAAAACCCCCGAAGTCTTACGTAAGGTCAACGATGCGGCGATAAAAGCGGTTAAGGATATCGTGCTTGATATTGAAAGTGAGGCCAAGCATAACCACTCTTACAAGGATAAAACGGGGCATAATACGCGGTCTATCACAAGTGAGGCTAATGGGCTGTCGGGGAGTGTCTATTCTACTTCGGGCTATGGCGGATGGCTAGAAGTTGGAACTCGCCCTCATACAATATCTGCCAAGAAAGCTAAAGTCCTCACTGACGGGAAATCATTTTTTGGGAAGACAGTGCATCATCCTGGCTTCAAACCCTTCCCTTACTTATACCCTGCACTAATCAAGCACTTCACTCAGGATAAGTTCGCTGAGAAGATAAAGGACAACCTGAAATGAACCAAGATACCAATGCTATCATCCGTGCGTATCTGGTGGGGCAGGCTACTCTAACCGATATAGTCGGCACTCAGATTTACTGCCCTCGACTTCAAGAGAATGCGACCTTACCTGCCTTGAGTTTCTTTACCCGGGGCGGTGTGGATAACCCCCACATAGAGACACTGGAGATACCGAGCGTTCAGTTCGACTGCTGGGATGATGACCCTATCGGGGCTCGGGAAGTCTATCGTGCACTCTACAACATCTTACAGGGCATCCAGAATGTCAATGTGGTTATCGGCGCAGACACCTATCGGATATTGAGTGCAGTTGAGGAAGTGAAAGGGCAGGACTTACAGGACGTGGACATACCCAATTATTTCAGGGTAGTAACCTTTTTCAAGATAGATATTCAAGCAGTGCCTTCTTGATATAGAGGGCTTTTTGTTACCCAAAACTAAGCCACCTTATAGGTGGCTTTTTTAATAAAACGGAGGAGGTAAAACATAATGGCTTACACGGAATTAACAGTATTGGCGGCGGATAAGGCGGGGGATGAACTTCTGGCCTTGATGGTCGGGTCAGACACACAGGGGGCGGATGGCTTTGAGTTTGTTAATGACGGCAAAACCATACTCCTAGTTCAGGATGATGTCTCAACAGGCGCGGGCGATACCATCACCTTCGAGGCTATAGCCGACTCTTATGGGCGGCTAGAAACTACACTCACCCGAACAGTCACGCTGAAAAAGATGTATGCCTATGGCCCATTCCTACCCGACATCTGGAATCAGTCGGATGGCACGGTCAAGCTCAAGTTCGCTACCCATGCTTCAACTACTCTGGTAATTGCTATCAGAGTTGCAAATCCAACCTAAGAAGGAGGTAAAAGGAAATGGCTAAAACAGTAGCTAATGTATTAACGGGTGTAGCGACTCTGTATTATCACGCTACGGCTGGAACGGCTGTAGGTAGTGTTGTAACTGAAGTGGGCTACACAGAGGATGGGGTAAACATAGAATATGCGCCGACTGTTGAGGATACTAGGGTTGAGGAAGAGACGATGCCTATAGGACACGTTCTTACTCAAGAAGATGTCTCTATAACCTGTAATATGGCCGAGTCAGCGCTGGCTAACCTCGAACTAGCTATGGCTGGTGCTTCTCGGGCAGGTGCCGTTATCACACTCGGCGGTGGGACACTCCAAAACTTCGCCATCAAGATAGTCGGTACTGCCCCAGCAGGTGCAACCCGAACCTTCTATGCGGGCTATGTCCACCCCACAGGCACAGTAGGCCAGAGCTATAAGAAGGGCGGGAAAACCATCGTGCCCGTAACCTTCAAAGCCTATAAGTATGCCTCTGGTGCAAATGCTGTAACTTGGACAGATGCGTAAAACTGAAAGGAGCAAAAATGACTGAACGAACAGAGGAGCAAAAGATATTCCACGAACCTATCAAGGTGGTCTTCGGCGGCAAGGAATTCGAGATAGAGCCCCTTGTCATCAAAGAGTCCCGCATCTGGAGGGCGAAAGTCTGGGAGGTTATGGTCGAACTCCCCAAGACGACCAAAGTATCATCGACTGAACCTGATAAATTCGAGGCTGCTCTTAACTCTATGCTGGTGTCCACACCGGATACTGTGATTAACCTCTTCTTTGCTTATGCCAAAAATCTTAATAGGGAAGAGATAGAGGGAATTGCTACAGAGACCGAGATGGCAATAGCCTGGCAGAAGGTAGCGGAGTTAGCCTTCCCTTTACTTCCAGGGCTGGTGAAGACGATAGCAATGGCAGCTCCACCGAAGACAAAGCCTCAATAGCCCAAGTATTCGAGATTTTACTGGCCGAATGGCATATAACTCAGGACTATATCATTTCACACTGGACAGACGAAGAGTTTGTCTTGATGGTTGACAAGCTCGTGGAACGCAAGGAACGAGAGAAGGCACTTTATAAAGGCGAAGGGCCTGTCCGTAAGGTGTCTGCTGAACAGTTTGCTAAAGAGGCGGGTATAGAGGTTAAACATGGCGATTAGTGCCGGCGATGCAATAATAAAAATAGGCGGCGATGCTGGTGATTTAGACAGTGAACTAAAGAAAGTAGATGGCGCTGTTTCTGATACCTGTGCTGGCATAGAGCAAAACTTCGCTGCTGCTGGTGCTGCCGTAATGGCCTTCGGGGTGATTGTTACCGCCGTATTGGGAGCTGCCGTTAAACAGGCCGCAGACTTTGAGAAAGGTATGCGGGAAGTCAACACGATGATGCTCTTGTCTGAGCAGATATTCCACTCTTTTTCTGAAGAAGTGAGAGACCTTGCCTTCGAAATGGGCATAAATGCTGTCGAAGCTACCCATGCCCTTTACCAAGCTATATCCGCAGGAGTCCCTAAAGAAAACGCTATCGAGTTCCTTAGAGTTGCCTCACAGGCAGCTATAGGTGGCGTAACGGATACCGAGACGGCGGTTGATGGTCTTACTACGGTCATCAATGCCTTTAAGATGTCAGTAGAGGATGCTCAATGGGTCGCAGATATTATGTTCACTACTGTCAAGGGTGGTAAGACTACCTTTGAGGAGCTATCAGCTTCTCTGTTTAATGTCGCCCCGATAGCTAAAGCATCGGGCGTTTCCTTTGAGGAAGTTGCTGCTGCCCTTGCGACCTTGACTAAACAGGGTGTGCCTACGAATGTAGCTACTACGCAGCTCAGACAGGCAATAATGTCAATGACTGCGCCGACAGTTGAGCAGCAGAAGAAACTCGAAGCTCTTGGCCTTGAAATGAGCGTTGAGGCTATGAGGGCAAACGGATTAGCAGGGCAAATGGCTGCATTGTATGAAGCTACTGGCGGAAGTTTGCCGATGCTACGGCAACTTATCGGTGCGACTGAGGGTGTAGCGGCTGTCATAGGCTTAGCGGGTGAAAATGCAGGAATGTTCGCTGCTGACCTAGCGGCTATGGGTGAAGCGGCTGGGGCTTCGGCTGCTGCTTATGAGCAGATGACTAGTACCTTTTCCTTCCAATTTGATATGATGAAAGAGCGTCTTGTCGGTCTAGCTATTGTGATGGGCGATGTTCTTTTACCCCCCCTTACCTGGGTTATCAAGCGGGTCAACGAATTTGTCGCGTGGATTAAGACTCTAAACCCGGTATTATTTAAGGTGGTGACTATCGGTCTAGCTGTCTCGGCTGCCTTTGCTTTAATGGGTGGTGGTCTTATTCTTTTGTCTGCATTAGCCCCTACGCTGATTAAAATACTAGGGACGCTCTCAGCGATGACTATACCTAAGCTATTGGTGTCTCTGCGTACTTTAATAGTTACGATGTGGCACCTGGTGGCTTCATTCCTAGCTTCTCTAGCAGCCCTCGGTCCTGTAGGTTGGGCTATGCTTGCAACAGGGATAGGCTTGATTATCACAGGGGTAGTCCTAGCATCAAAATATTCTAATCAGGCTACTGCAAGTTTTGAGGAGATGGGGGCTGCTGCTGATGATACGACGCTGTCACTAAAAGATGGCTCGGCTGCCCTGGACGACTACAATGCACAAGTTGCCGCTGCCTCAGGTGGATTAGGTGATTTCGAGATGGCTTCTTTGGATGCCGCCGATGCCCAGGGAGCACTAGGCAGTTCTATATCAACGACAACAAGTATGGTGGGGGATCAGACCTCGCAATTAAGAGCCCTAGCTCTTGTATTGGGTGACGTGTCGGCGTATTTCAGGAGTTTCGGTGGGGGGATGCTGACTCCAGCACAAGCGGCTGGTTTTACAGGAGAGCAGCCTCGTATGGGAGTGAGGACAGCAGAAGGCGAAGAATATACCTTTGCCGAGTGGTGGCATAAATACGCTCAGGAAAACCCCGCCCCAGCTTATGAAGCTCCTACATATCAACATGGTACTATTCTCTTTGAGCCTACAGCATTATGGGGGTTGCGATCTAAGAGCCTTCTGGGAATTGCGGGAGAGGCTGGCCCCGAACCAGTGGGGCCGACAGTCGAGAGAATGGGGCAGACCATCCATAATGACTTCCATATCGCAACTCTGGTGGTTCGTGAAGAACCTGATGTAAAGAAGATAGCCGTAGAACTTCAACATCTTCAGGTTCGTAATTATAGGAAGCAGGGGATAAGCGGATGAGCTGGAGTCTAAAGTATAACAATATCGACCTGAGCACTTATGGACTTAGAGCCTTAACGAACAGCCCTGCTATAGCCTCTTTAATGAATGCCGACCAGTCACAACTCGCTGATAGGACCTATGCGGCAGAGTCCCTTTTGCCCGGTAAGTCTCTCGTATTCGACATCATCGTTCAAGCAGCCAGCACTGCTACGCTAAAGAGCTACCTGGATAGTATAAAACGAGTCTGTGGGCAGCGAGAGGCAAAACAGCTCATTCCCGATGCCTTCGACGATAGATACTGGACAGCCCGATTTCAAAGCCTTAACGGAGAGATTATCAGCCCCTATGCCTATGAAGGGCAGCTAACCTTTATGGCTGACGACCCTCTGGCTTATGCCGTAACTGGAACTAGCAGCGATTTTAATATCGATGCCGACCCAAAGACCGTAACCGAAACCCCGGGCGGGACAGCCTATATGAAACCCGTTTATACCTTGACTGCGGGCGAAGTCCTAGCCGCTATTACGCTCTTAGTAGAGAATACCGACACAGGAGAGGAGCTACAGTGGGAAGGCAGCGTGGGGAACGGGAAGGCATTGGTGATAGATGCTGGATTGTGGATAGTTACAAACGATGGCTCGGCTGATATGGCTGGTCTGAGTGGACAGTTCCCCAGACTCATACCAGGGGCGGATAATCATATCAAGATAACAGACTTCTCAAATACAGGCACACTTAATATAGCGTATAGAGACGCTTACTTGTAACAATTAGACACTCGGTAATCCATAGGGCGGCTTTGGCCGTCCTTTTTTATTAAACAAACAGGAGGTAAAAGGACATGGCTAATGCACTTTACGGTTTGGGAAGGGAAGCGGTATTAGGGGGCGACATAGACTGGGATGCAGACGACATCAAATGTATGCTCTACGATGATACTGACTACACGGTGTCTATTGATGTTGACCAGTATGTGAACACGGATACCATACCAGCCGCAGCCAGAGTTACTAACGGCATAAGCGGGAACTTCGCCTCAAAGACGAAGACACTGGGCGTGGCCGATGCCGATGATATTACGCTGACTACCGTGTCAGGTGAGGAGTGCGAGGGTATCATTATCGGTAAGGACGGCGGAGATGCTTTCGCCACCGCAAGCGGCACTAACGACCTGTTACTAGCCGACATAGATACCGCAACCGGCCTACCAGTGACACCCAACGGCGGCGACATCACGATTGCCTGGGACGCTGGGGCTAACAAAATCTTCAAGTTATAAGGAGCAAAAAATGGCAGATTTAATCACACGTCAAAGGGTGCAAGCGACTGTAAGGATAGACGGGCTCGACGTCGCGCTTATCGTGGATGGGCAGCGAAAACTATCATTGCCCTGGGAGTCAGCCCTTCAACTGGCTGCGGCGATAAGGTATCAGGCCAAGCTCATAGAGGAGCAGGTCAAGCACGAAAAGGTAATCAATGACCAAGCTATCTTATTCGGGCACGGCATCCCCATTGGTCTGGCTATCGACCCCCGTATCCGTCATGAAGCCCGCAAGCTGGCCGTCAATGAAAAGAAGCTACGGAAACAGGGATTAGGTATGGGGGGCATCGAGTCCACCGAACACGTAGGCGCACCCACGATTATACAGCACCCACCAAAGAAGGAGGTT